TCGGGGAGAACGGCGTGCTCTTCTATTTGCCACCAGCCCGTCCTCGCGCGGAAAATGATGTGCTTTTGTCCACTGAGCGCGATAATTGCGGCCTTCGGACGCGCCTGAAGCGCCGCAATCATCTCTTTTTTTTGTCCTTTGTGATAGACGAGCCACTCGTCGCCGACGACGAAGTGCGAATAATTGCGCATGCGCTGGGGCTTGTCTCTGCCGAGGCGCGATTGCAGCACATTCGAACTGTCGTCGCAGCAAAACTGACAGGCGTGGCAAATGATAGTTCCCCGGCGAAGCTTGTCGAAATCGACGAAGGTCGGCCGAACCCAATCGCCAAAGGGCATGCCCAGGTCGCTTTCCCCGCAGAGTAGGCAATCGCCCGATTCGGCGCCGGCCATCGGCGGCGATCCCGCGGCGCGATAAATCAATGCGCTCGGCTTCACCGCTGCGGTCGTCCCTTTTCTATTTGAGAAATCACATGCTCGGTGATCTTGCGCTCGTGCGCGATGCGCAGGCAATGGGCATGGACGGCCTCGAGAATGAGACGTTCGAGCGAGATGCCGAGATGGGCCGCGATCGTCTTCGCGGCATCGTGGAGCGCCGGCGGAACGTTGCGCAACAAGATTTTCTTATTCGCCATTTTTTTATTCATCCTCCGCGAAGCATTATAAGCGCGCTTAGCTCCGATAGCAAGTAATCGATTGGTATTTCGCTTTTCGCGTGCGAGCGCTATAATAGAAACAAACGGCTCATCGCTTGCGCGCGGAGAGTGGCGTCTTCTGAGCGCGCGGCGATAGAGCCTTTTTTTGCGCATGATCACGGTCGTCGCCTCGCGCGAGGGACTGATCGGCGGCCTGACGGCCGCCGGGCTCACGATCAGAGAGGATTCTCTGTTCGTCGCGCTGCCGGCGCGCCGCGCGCTCTGGCGCACGGTGAGGGTAGTGCGAAGGCCGACCGCGACCTCCGCGCGCAGCGTTATTTGCCCGGTGCTCGATCTCGGACCGTGGTTTCCGTTCCGCAGCTATCCAGACGATGAGGCTTATGTTTTCGGCGGCGCACGACCGCGCGCGGAAACGATGCGCGGACAAGTGCGCGAGGGCGACGCCAAAAAATACCCCATCAACGGCGCAGGCATCGATCTTTCCGACGCCGTGATCGAGGCCCTAGGTTTTCGGCCAGAGGAGTGGGGACTGCGCGAGGTGGAATGGGAGTTCGTCGAATGACAAAAGGCAAGCTCGCATGGCTTAGCGCAATCGTCGGACTGCTCCTCTATGAGTGTTATGCCCTGACCAGCGGCGAGGAAACCTTATCCGCGGCGATGGCGACCATCTTCGATGCCTGGCCATTTTTCGGCGTGCTTGTGGGCGCGGTCGTGGGCGGCTTGCTGGTGCATTTTTTTTGGCGTTGGGACCCACCGGATAAAAAACTGCTAGTCTTATTTTTGTTTTTTCCTCTGCTCGGCTGCTCGCCGATGTTCTCATCCGACATTAAAGATGCGCTGGTCGCCCTCTCGCGGGACCGCGCGTCGGCGTGCTTGCGCGCCGGCGGCGGCGGCGGCGCAATGACGATCGCGCCAGGTGCGGGCGTGCCGCTCGTTCCGGGCGGCGGCGGCTACGGCAGCATCACGATCTGTCGCAGCAACGAGCCCGGATCGAAGATCGAAGTCTCCGAGCTTGGCGCCGTGAAGATTGAGCACGGAGCGACGAGCGAGATGAGCAAGCGCCTGGACGATCTAGAAGCCGCGCTCAAGTATTTGCTCCAGAAAATTGCCGAATCGGCGCCGGACAAAAAGGGGATTTTTTGAACGAGGAGAACGGGCACGCAAAAAAATGGACGACGCCGGCGGCAGCGATCGGCGCGACGATCGGCGCCTTCGGCGCGATTCACACGCTCGCCGAGGTGCCGCCGTGGGTGCAACAGCTCATACGCGAGCAGGGATCGGATTTTTTCGTTGCTTTCGTCATCCTGGGCGCGGCGATCTATTTCCTGCCGCGCTTTTTGCTTGCGCAGACCCGCCAGGCCGTTGCGCTGACGACATTGGCCGATGCGGTGAAGAATCTGCCGCAGAAGGACCAGATGAAGTTTGAGGAAATCCTGATCGGTCAAGAAATGCTCCATCGATCGGTCGAGAGACTGCACGCTCGGCTCGACGAGATGAAACATGGCTAGGATCAGAGACGATAGGGAGGAAAAGTTCGCCACGCGCGGAATGATCCTGGAGGTCCTTCAGGCCGCCATCGAGCGCGAACGCGGCGATAGAGAGTCGATCGAGACCTACCTCGACGAAGACCTGCTCTATTTGAAGGTCGGCCGGCGATATCCGCAAACGCGCGAGATGTTGCGCGGCAATCTCTACTATTTGCTCGACAAGGAGTACGTCAAGCAAAAACGCGTCCGCGTCGGCAAAACCGAGTCGCTCATGTGGCGCATCACGGCCGCCGGCACCGATCTCTTAGAGGGCAATATCCGGGATGCGGGGGTGCATATCGAATGAGGACGAGGCGTGAGAGGTGAAAGTCAGGCGCAAAACATTTCCCGCGATCGCGCGATTGTCGCGCGCGGCGCGCGAAATCATCGAGCGGGCGTTCGTCGAGGGGCCGGGGGTCCGCTCGGTGCAGTCGATTTGCGATGAAGTCGCCGAAAAAACCGGCGAGCGGATCGACGACAACGCGATCTATCGCTATCGCGAGTATTGGCTCGCGGTGGAGCGACCGTTCATCGAGGCGCGCAAAGAGGCGGACGGCATGCTCGCCGCGTTGAAAAACAGTCCGACGACCGACGTGGAGGAGCTGGTGAAGCAAAGGCTCACGGTCGCTCAGCTGCTGGCAGCCAAGCGCTTCGACGAGAGCGATCCGATCGAGCTGGGTTATTTGGCGGCGGCGGAAAAGCGCATCGACGTGCAACGCGAGCGCAATCGGATATTGCAGGAACGGACGCGCAACGATCGGGAAAAAATCGCCCTGCTGGAGCGGGCGCTGCAGATGAAAGAGGCGGCGATCGAGGCGGCGCAGCAAAAAGCGGCCGGCGCCGCCAAGGCGATCGAAGAGATCGGCCGGAAAAAGGGCCTCGATGCGGCGACGCTGAAGAAAATACGCGAGGAAGTGTACGGCATAATCGATGCAGCCGGCGATTAAGCTCACCGAATATCAAAAGGCCGAAATGGCGAAAAAGGCGCGCTTCAAGCATCGGCGTTGGGCGCGGCAGACGGGGAAGAGCTTTATCGCAACGCTCGAGGCGGTGGATGATTGCTATTCGCGCAAGACCGAATGGCTCTTTCTATCGCGCGGCGAACGGCAATCCAAAAGACTAATAGCAGAGGCCAAAAAGCACGCGATGGCTTACGGCATGGCGGCGGAAGAGATCGAAGGGGTTTTCGAAGGCGACAACGAGCGAAAATATAAAATGCTCGAACTCCATTTCCCCAACGGCTCCGCGATTTACGGCTTGCCGGCCAACCCCGACACCGCGCGCGGCACATCGGCGAACGTGTTGCTCGATGAATTTGCATTTCACCAGGACAGCCGAGCGATTTGGACGGCGCTGTTTCCCACTATCACGCGCGGCTACAAAATACGCGTTTATTCGACGCCCAATGGCAAGCAGAACAAATTTTATGAACTGGAGGCCAACGAAAAGTTCGATCACCACGCTCTGGATATTTTTCAGGCGGTCGCCCAGGGCCTGGAATTGAAGGACGAGGAGGGGAACGCCATCTCGCCGGAGGCCCTGATAGCCGCGATGGACGACCAGGAGGGCGCCGAGCAGGAATATCTCGTTAAATATATAGATGAGGCGACCGCTTACATCGGCTTCGATCTGATTACCGCTTGCGAGGACCCGGAGGTGGAGATCATGCCGCCGTGGGCCGAATCGTTGCTGGCGCGCGCCCAAGCCGCCTTCGACCGCTATCGCGAGACCAAGATTGAAATCGATATCGACTGCGAGGATATTTTCGCCGGCATCGAATTCGGCGGCGAGCTGTATCTCGGCGTGGACATCGGCCGGCGTCGCGATCTGACCGTATTCTGGCTCGATGAGCGAATCGGACGCGTCGTGAAGCCGCAGGCGGTGATATCGCTCTCGCGCGCGCCCTTTTTCATGCAGCGCCTGGTTCTGCATGCGATTCTCGGTCTGCCGCGGCTCCGTCGGGCTTGCATCGATCAGAGCGGCCTCGGCATGCAGCTCGCCGAGACCGCGCAAACCAAATTTGGCGCGTGGAAGGTCGAGCCTATTGATTTTACCAGCGCGAACAAAGAAGCGCTGGCTGGCAAATTCAAGCAATCGCTCGACGACCATCGCCGGGTGCTGCCGGCCGAGACCAAGATCCGCAACTCGATCCATTCGGTCAAGCGCTATGCGACGGCGACCGGCCATTTCCGTTTCGACGCCGAGCGCAGCGACGAGACCGGTCACGCCGATTACTTCTGGGCTGCCGCTCTGGCCGAGATGGCGGCCGGCGGGCCGGCAGCGGCCGTCGGCGAGGTGGCGATTGAGCGACAGCCGGCCATATTTCGATTAAAAACGCGATCGGGCTCGCGGCATAGGTTGGGCATGGTCGGGGTGGAGATTCAAACGTAGCATTTGATTCTGTGCGAAATTCGGGGGGTCCTAATGGAATCTCAGACAAGCCAATGCGATTTCTGCGGTCGCGAATATCTTCGGCGGTCGAACGGTAGGACACAAAGGTTTTGCGGGGTCCAGTGCAAGCGGGACTTCTTGCGCCGGGCCTATGTCGAATATGCGACTCTGCTGCGGCGTCGGCGCGCTCGACCGACGCTCGCCGAGCGTATGGAGCGTCAATCCTTAAAAGCCCGGGCGGCGATGGGATTCGGAGATATATAATAAGGTGAAGGTGATCGATAAAGTCCGTTCGCTGTTCGCTCGCGAGGCGGCGATCCCGCCGGGGGGAACATTGCGCGATCCGGGAGAGGGCTTTCGTCCGCTGACGGCCTCGGAACGGGATCTCACGCCGCTCAGCCAGGAACGCATGATCGAGATCGCATACTGGCTGATGGAGACCAATCCGATGGCCCGCGCGATCATAGCCAAGTATCGCGATTTTTTGTCCGGCGAGGGGATTGGCTGGGTCGCCGATAACGATGAAATCGATAGGATCATTCAAAAATTTTGGTACGATCCGGTGAACCAGCTCGAGCAAAAGCTGCCGCAAAAAATTCGCCAGCTCTTCGGCCTGGGCGAGCAATGCTATCCGGCTTTTGTCTCCGAGTTCGCCGGCGATGTGCGGCTCGGCTATGTCGATCCGGCGTCGATCAAAGAGGTCATCACCGATCCGGAGAACTGCGAGGTTCGCATCGGCGTCGTGCTCAAATCGCGCGGCGGCAAGCGGGGCAAACGCTACAGAATCATCCACGACACAGACGAAAACATTTTCAGCCCCGCCGCCGCGAGACTGCGCGAAACCTTCGGCGACGGCGACTGCTTCTATTTCGCCGTTAACAATGTAAGCAACGCCGCGCGCGGCCGTTCGGAGCTGCTCGCGACCTCGGACTCACTCGACGGCTACGAGCAGTTTATTTTCGATCGCATAGATATGCGCTCGCTGGTCAATTCCTTTATCTGGGATACGACGATGAAGGGCTTGACCCAGGAGCAGATCGAAGAGCGTAAAAAGAATATGCCGCCGCCGAAGCGCGGCATGGAGTTTATCCACAACGAAATGGTCGAGCGCAAGGCGGTGGCGCCGAACATGAGCGCCGACGACGCGACCGCGGACGCGCGGCTGATCAAAAATCACATTCTGGCGGCGCACGGGCTGCCGCCGACCTGGTTTGCTGAGGGATCGGATGTCAATCGAGCGAGCGCCCAGGAGATGGATCCGGCGGCGCTCAAGAGCCTCGGTATGGCGCAGCTGATAGTGAAGGATATGCTGCGGCAGATTATTCGCTACCAGATCAGGACCAAGATTGCCGCCGGCCACGTCAAACGACAGGTGCGCAAACGCGACGGCGAAATGATCGCGGCGGTCGATGCTTTCAAGATCATCGCACCCGAAATGTCGCCCAAGGATATGGTCAAGCTCGGCACGGCGCTGTCGCAAATTACGACCTCATTGATGATCGCTCAGACGCAACGATGGATCACGCGCGAGACGGCGGCGAACGTTTTCGCCAATATCGCCGCCACTCTCGGCATGGAGATCGAGCCGGCGGACATCTCGATGTCCGATGGCACGGAACAAATAACCGCCGATTACGCCCAAGAGGCGCGTCCGGCGCGCAAAAGCTATGCTTAGAGCGGTAGAGGCCGATCGGCCGTTTGTAGATATGATGAACGCGCGCACGCCGCTGGAGGCGACGCGCCGGTTCCTCGATGAAGCTAAGCTGTTGGACGAGCAGGCGCACGATCGCGTAACATTTTTGACGCGCGATCTGCGCCGCGAGATCGCGACCCGATTGGCCTCGGCGCGCGACTACGAGGCCTATCGCCTGCCTTCTTTGTCCGCCGACATTGAGCGGGCGATGAGCGATTTTCGCGATCGATATCTCGCGGAATCTCGCGGCATCTTCCGCGACTATGCCGCGCTCGGCCAGGCCTCGGTCGATGCGCCTCTTCAATCAGTCGGCATAGAAATGCAGCTGCCGGCAAGCTCGCTCTCGGTGTTCCAGATCGCCCAACGCTTCAACGCGAGCCTGATTCAATATGTGACCGAGGACACGATCGCCAAAATCACCCGGGAGGTGAGCCTGGCGGTGACCGGCGTGCAGTCGCCGTTCGAAGCGATCAAGAAAATCGAACGACAGATAGATGATCCGCTTCAGTTCGGCTCGCTGCAAAATCGCGCCGAGACGATCCTGCGCACGGAGGCGGGCCGCGTACAGTCGATGGCCGCGCAGGCGCGACTGGAGGACGCCAAGACGATCGTGCCCGGCTTGCAAAAGCAATGGCTCTGGTCGGGAGTAAGTCGCCGCCAACATGCCGCGATCCACGGGCAAGTGCGCGACGTGGATAAGCCCTACGACATTCCCGGCGCGGGCCGCTGTCCGGAGGATCGATTGCTATTTCCGCGCGATCCCAGCGGCTTGGCCTGCCAGACGATCAATTGCGGCTGCCAATCGATACCGTACAAAAAGGAGTGGAATCTCGATCTCGCAGCATAAAAAAAAGGAGAGGAGAATGGCGAAAGAAAAAGATGAGGCTGGCGCGACCGGCGAAAAGGATTTGCTGGCGATGGCGATGGAGGCCTACGGCATCAAGCCCGAGCATATTTTTCACCGACGCTGGATCGAGGGGCTCAAGCAGATTGTCATCGTGACGCGCGGCGGGAAAAAACTGACCTATTCCGCCGGCGACCAGCCGGAAGCGAAGCTGTCGGCTGTCGATCTCACCGGCGAGGTGAAAAAATGATCAAAATCGAAGACGGCAAATACGTCCTCTACTCCGAGGACGGCCGGAAGCGCCTCGGGGAATTCGACTCAGAGGAAGAGGCTCTTCGGCGCGAGAAGGAGATTCTCCGCATCATGGCGGCGCGCGAAGAGGCGTCATTGGACGAGCGGGCGCAAGCGGTGCGCGATGCCTATTACGAGACCGTGAACGAGGCGGACAGACCGAACACCTGGTGCGAGGGGGTGTTCGAGGATTATTTGATCGTCGCGCGCGACGGGAAATATTATCGCGTTCCCTACTCGATCTCCGATCAGGGCTACAGCTTTGGCGATCCGGTCGAGGTCGAAAAGCAATACGTCGCGGTGTCCGAAGCGCTCGAAGCGCTCGCGCCGAAGGGGAAGAGATGGGAGGTGCGGCTCATACGCGAAGGACCGAACAAGAAAAATCCGCCCTGGATATATACTCGCAAAGCGCTCGAGACGCTGCTTCGCTTCGTGGACGGCGCGCCGCTTCGCGCGGTGGAGTCCTTGCCTGGCGTGTTCGGCCATGAGGGCCGCGCGAGCAAGGTCATCGGCAAGCTGATCAATCCTCGCGCGACGGAATCCGCCGGATTCTACGAGCCGCGCGCCGAGGCGGAGATCGATGAGACGTATCGCGACTGGCTCGTCGATCAGATGAGAGCGGGTCATGTCAATGGGGTCTCGATCAATGCGCCCGTAGAGGCCGCGCGGCTGCCCAGCGGCCTGGTATGGGTGATGCGGTTTTTGGGATTAGAGAGCGTCGATTTAGCCACCGCGCCGGCAGCCGGCGGGGCATTTTTGCGGGCGACCGAGAGTGTCGCCAAAGGAGACGGGGAAATGAAAGTAGAAGACATTCTCGCGCTGCTCAAGCGATGCAAGCGCGACGATCTGATCGCGCGGTTGGGCGATCATCCGACCATCGAGCGCGCCGCCGAAGCCTTGTCCGAGGCGCTATCCGATGCGAGCTCGGCGCGCACCCTTAGCGCTCAGGAAGCGCAGGAAATCCGCGCATTGCGCGACCAGATGATCAAAGATTCATGCGAGGCTTATCTGACGCGCAAACTGGCCGAGATCCGGCTGCCGGAGCCGGTCAAAAAGAAAATCGAAAAGCAGTTCGGCGGCAAAGTGTTCGCGCGCGAAGCGTTGGATGAGGCGGTGGCGCTCGAGCAAGAGACGCTCGATCAATTGGCTCGCAGCGGCCTGGTGCTCGGCGCCGGCGATACGCGCGTCGAAGTCGGACAGGAAGCAGTCGATAAGCATCAGATCGCGATGGACCGCATGCTCGGCGTCAAGGCCGAGGGGGATCCCGGGCTGGTTTTTCGTTCGCTGCGCCAAGCCTATGTCGCGGTGACGGGCGATTCCGAAGTGCGCGGCTACATTGCGCGCGAAAGGCTGCGATCGCAGGAAGCGATTATCGCCGCCGACTTCCCCAGTTTGCTGGGCACCTCGATGAATCGCCGCCTCTTGCAAGACTATGCCGCGGCGGAGTACGGGGAGCGCAGGATTATTTCGCCGCCAATTCTGACGCTGGAGAATTTTAAGCTCCAGGAAGCGGAGCGGGTCGGCTATTTCGGCGATCTCTCGACCGTCGATCCAGAGACCGCCGATTACGTCGAGGCGACCAAGCCGGGCGAAGAAAAGATCAGCTTCACGCCGCTCCAAAAGGGCAATCTCCTGACCATCACGCGGAAGGCGATCATGAATGACGATCTGCGCGGCTTGACCCGTCGAGTGCAGGGTTGGGGCCGCGCGGCGCGCCGCACCTTCGCCCGCTATATTTGGAATTTCTGGGTGAGCAACGCGACCTATACCGGCGATGGCACGGCTTGGTTCACCGTAGGTCACGGCAATTTGGGAGCGACCGCCCTGTCGGCGGCCAGTCTCTCGTCCGCGGTCGATGTTCTCGCCAAGATGACCGAGCTCAGCTCTAATGAGCGCCTGGGCTTGAGCGATCGCTCGATGCAAAATCTCTTGCTGGTCGTGCCCCAGGAGCTGCGCGCGACGGCATATAAGGTCAATCAAGCGGAGTACCTCGACGCCAATTTCACGCCCAACGACATGTATCAGATATTCGGCGCGAACAACGAACGCATCTTGGTGAATCCGCTGCTCACCGACGTCAACGACTGGGGCCTTTTCCGTGATCCGAACGAAGTCGATATCATGATCGTCGGCTTCATCAACGGCCAGGAAGAGCCGGAGATGTTCCTCGCCGATCAGCCCACCGTCGGACAGATGTTCGTCGCGGACAAGCTCCAATGGAAGATCCGTCACGAGTACGGCGCGATGATCGGCGATTATCGTGGCGCGTTTAAAGCCCAGGTGTAATTTGGACCAAAGGAGAATCCAATGAAACGCTTTCGCTCTAAGCTGTTGAGCGCGCTGCTTGCCGGCGCGCTATTTTTCTCTCTCTCGCCGCTGGCGAGCGCGGATACTCCCAATTTCCCGCCGGGTTCGACCTGTCCGATGGTGTTGCCGTTTCATATCTCCGGCCAATACACCGCGAGCGCTACCGGCGTCGTGCGCTTTAAGATGCCGTTTCCGGCGACGCTGGTCACGGTGATGGCGAGCGCGCGGGCGTCCGGCGGCACATCGCCGACATTGACAGTCGATGTGAAAAAAGGCGGCACCACCATGCTCAGCTCGCCGGTTTCGGTGACCGCCGGCAGCGTCAGCGAGGCGACGATTGCCGACTCTTCGATTGCCGACGAGGCGGTAATTACCGTCGATCTCACGATCGGCGGCACCTCGCCGACCTGGAACGACATTACGATCGCGATGGTGTTCTGTAGGCTCTGATGAAGCTTCTCACCGATTATCTCGCCCGGCTCGATCAAATATTGCTCGAGCAGGCGGGCGACCTGGACGAGTCCGGCAAGGAAGCGGCCATCGATGCGGCCGTGCGCGAACATTCGCGCTATCGGCCGCATCGGCGACTGCACGTTTTTAGCGGCGACGGCAGCGCGGTGGATTTCCCGCTCGGCGCGGCGCCCGGCCCGACCGATTGGGAGAAAGAATTCTCCACAATCCTCCGGGTCGAATATCCCGCGGGCCGACGCGAACCGATTTATCTCGAGGACGAGGATTGGATGGTCTACGACCAGCCGACCGGTCAGGTGCTTCGTCTTTTGACTGCGACGCCGGGAGCGACGGAGCAGGTGGTCGTCACGTACACGCTACGCCATGCGCTCGGCGCCTCATCGTCCACGATCGCGGACGCCGATTTCGAGGCTCTATGCCATCTCGGCGCCGCCTTCGCTCTCCAATCGCTAAGCAACCGCTATCTCCAGACGGTCGATTCGACGATCGGCGCTGACGCGGTCGATCACAAATCGAAGAGCTTCGACGCGGCGCAAAACGCGGCGCGAGAGCGGCAGACTTATTTTCGCATGATCGGAGTCAAAGAAAACGATGTCGCCGCGGCGTTCGCGTCGAAGGACATGGACGTCGATTATCCTTGGGGCGAAGATAGATTGACGCATCCGAGACGATGGCGCTGAAGATCATTTTTCAAGTCGATTTGTCGCAGGCGCCGGTGGCGGCGAATATGCAGCGCCAGGCCGACGATGCGATCGGCGCCACGCTGGTCGAAATGGGGCTGGCGGTGCAACGAGCGGTCGCCATCGAAACGCCGATCGGCGCGACCGGCGTCTTAAGGGGCAGCGTGTTTTCCGAGCCGCGCGGCCTTCCGATACGAGAGGTTGTCGTGTCATCGACTCAGCTCTACGCCCCCATCGTCGAGCGCGGGCGCGAACCCGGCAAGATGCCGCCGATCGGCCCGATCGCGCTCTGGGCGAAACGAAAGCTGGGATCGAACGACAAATCCGTCGCCTTCGCCGTCGCGCGAAGCATCGCGCAAAAAGGCACGCGCGCTTTGCGCGATCCGCGCTACGGCCATATGTTCGAAAAAGGCTTGCGCGCGGCCGAGCCGACGCTGGCGCGCTTAGCCGACGGGATCGGTCAGCGAATTTCGATCGATTGGAAGGCATAGAAATGTCCCTCGACCAGATTCGCGCCCAGTATAAGCTGATTTTGCAAAGCGTGCCCGGCATCGGCGTGGTGCATGAGTATTCTCGGATGACGGCCGACTGGGCCAAGTTTATCGAGATGTTTCAGGATCCGAGCGGCAACATCCTGGGTTGGGAGATTACTCGCGAATCGACCGGGCCGACGCGAAAAACGATTTCCGGCCTATCGCCCAACGCGATCGCCGATCGGCCGCACATGATGCTCATCCGCGGCTATCGCGGGCTGCGCGATGCAAGCGCCAGCGAGAAGGCCTTTCAGGACCTGATCGACGCGATTCTCGACAAGTTTCTCCCGCTACGCACGCTCAATGGCGCGGCGCTAGACAGCGAGGAGATGATCGCGAGCGTTATCACGGAGCGATTGTTCGGCGGGGTGCTCTGTCACTATGCCGAATTGAGACAGACAGTTTGGGAGCGGATCAATTTCTGATTTTTGGAGGATTTAGCGAAATGGAAGCGGAAGCGATGGATTTCGACGAAGCGCAACGACTGCCGCATAGAGATCGCGTCGTCGGTTTAAGAGTGAAGGGCCATCGCATGCCGTTCGGCGGCAGCTGGGTGATCGAGGGCGAAGATATCGTCCTCCGCGATCCGCCGACGGACATGGAGCCGAAAGGAGAAGGACATGCCGTTTTCGGTCGATAGAGGATTATTGCTCGTCAAGAGCGAGACGACCTATGGCGTCGATGCCGTCCCGACCGCCGCGGCCAATGCTGTGGCAGTGGAGGATTTGACGCCGAGCGCCGATCCGACACTGCTCCAACGCAACGTCTTGCGCGATTCATTATCGATGCCAAAAGACACGGTGGCGCGAGTGCTGGCCGGGATTCGTTTCTCTTTTGAGCTGAAAGGCGCCGGCGGAGCGGCGGACGCGGTGCCGCGTTTCGGGCCGATCTTGAAATGTTTCGGCTTCGGCGAAACGGTGAACGCTACCTCGAACGTGACCTACGCTTTCGTCAATTCCGGCTTTTCTTCCGCCACCGTCTACGCCTATATGGACGGCGTGCTGCATAAACTCACCGGCTGCTTCGGGCGGCGCGCGACGATACGCGAACAAGTCGGTCAGTTTCTACGCATGGAATGCGAGATCGCGGGCATTTACAACGCGGTGACCGATGCCGCGATCGCGAGCGGCGCCGTCTTTGATCCGAGCGTGCCGGTGCCGGTGCAGGGGATCGGCGCCACATTGGGCGGCTATTCCTTTATCGGTCCCGGCATCGAATTCACTATCGAGACCAATCTCTCGGTGAGAGAGGATTTTCACGCAGCGAACGGCGTCGTCGGATACGTGCTCGGACGCCGCAATGTCACCGGCCGAATCGATCCGGAGGCGGTGACCGAAGCGACGCATCCTTTTTGGGCCAATTTCGTCGCGGGAGCCAGCGTCGCGCTCCAGTCCAACACCATCGGAACTAGCGTTGGCAACCGCGTCGCGATCAATGCTCCGGCCGTGCAGTACGACGCGCCGCAGTGGGGCGCGCGCGAGCGCATTCGCACTTACGGCGTCGGCCTGCGATTTCGCGCGACTACCGACAGCGCAAGCGACGAGCTGTCCATAGTGACCTCATGATCGAATTCGTTTTCAAGCCCGGCGCCTATACGCCGATATTTCATTCCAGCGACGGTCTCTACGTGCGATTATTTCGCGATCAGCAGGGGCCGTATCGCTGCGCGCGCGAGGAGTGGGAGCGCTTTCTGTATCCGAGCGGGCTCTTCGAGCTGGTCGAGAAGCGGCGCGAGGTAGGGGTGGGCGACGCGGCCAAAGGAAAGGAGAAGTAGATGACGAAGCAATTCGCGAAATATTTCTGCCTCTGGATTGCGATTACGTTGGTCGTCGCATGCGCGGCCAATTTACCTGCCGACAAGGCGAAGAGCCGAGACGATGTCCAAATCGATCGGCGCCGCTCGATGGTCGAGCAGTTCATTCGGCGCACCGACTGGCGGATCGAGCGCTATAAGATCGCGTCCTTGCCGCGCGATCCGCGCGCGCGCGCCGCGCTGCGGCCGTTTGCGGTGACTGAGTTTTCGGGCAACTTGATGCTCAACGAGGGCATCAACGAGCTCTGGACGTTGGTTGCCGGCGGGAGCGCGACGGCGTACAACAACACCAACGCGCGTTGCGGCGTCGGCGACTCGACGACCGCAGAGGCTGCGACGCAGACCGACTTGCAGGCGGCGACGAACAAACTCTACAAGGCGCAGAACAGCGGCTTCCCGACATTCGGCACGTCGCAGCAGATCGTCTTTAAGTGCGACTACACCGGCAGCGAGGCGAATTTTGCCTGGAACGAGTTCACCGTCGATAACGGTTCGACCGCGGCGAAAAACCTCAACCGAAAAGTCTCCTCCCAGGGCACGAAAACCAGCGGCCAGACCTGGACGCTGACGCTGACGATCACGTTGTCCTAGAGTGAATGAATGTCTTCAATGAAAGAGATCTGGTCACGCTGAAGCTCTCGTCTTTTCGCGACGACCAGGGAAACGTCATTGCGCCGGGGGCGATATCGGCGCTCTGGTATCGAGTGGACGAAATCGCCAGCGGCGCGAACCAAAAGCCGCAGACCGATGTCACGCCGGCCGACCCGGTTTATTTGAAAGTACTGCCGGCGGAAAACGTGATGATCGATGCGACCAAGGATCGAGAGCTGGTCGAGATCACATATCATTTCGAGTGGGGGCCGGGCACGGGCAAAACGAAAAAGGTTTTGTTTCAGCGAAACAACCTGAGATTTTTTTAGAATGATTTTCTCGCTCCTTCTTCTTTTGGCGCTCTCATGCGATGTCAAAGTCGGTCGCGTGACCGACGGCGATACGTTCTACTCGCCGACATTGCGCGTGCTCTCGCCGACCACTACGGTCGTGCAGGACACGCGCTTTCGGCTCCGCGGCGTGTACGCTCCGGAGAAAAAAGAGCCCAACTACGAGCGCGCCAAGGCCGATCTCGAAACGCTGATAGGCGGGAAGTGGGTGAGCGTGGTGATAGCGGAGAAGGAGCGAGACCCCTATGGCGGACTGATCGTCGATATCTACGCCTGCGATGGAACATCGATCAATCAGATCATGCGCGATAGGGGCTGGACCGATAAGGGAAAGGGAAGAGGAGTGAAGAAATGAAACGTTTTCTGATCGCTTTTGGACTGGCGCTTTTTCTGAGCGCCGAAGCCAACGCCTACGATCTCACCTGGACGCCCGGACAGGGTGGCGGCGTAGTCGAGGAGTTCCGCATCTACCGGCAAAAGCCTGGGGAGGCCAACTTCAAACTCATCGGAAAAGTAGGCGCTACGACGACAAATTTCTCCGATCCGGACCGAACTCCCAACACCTGTTATCGCGTCACGGCAGCCAATTTTGCTGGGGAGTCGGCGCCGCTCGAAGGCTGCGCGCTGATCCCACCCGCTGTGACGGTCATCATTCTTCGCTGATGTGGAGATCGAACGAACGCACAAGAGACTGTGCGGCATCGCTCGGAAGTGGCGGCGGCGATTTGGATTCGAATGGCATTTTCTCGATGACCTAAGTCAGCAGGCGTGGCGAGAGTGGTTGGAACGAGACAGGGCCTGCCCGGAAGAAAAACGATTCGACCGCGTTAGCTCCGCTATTCGCCGCTACTGCCTCAAAGAACTCTATGGTTACGTTCCGCACCAGAGCCGCGCACAGGAAGAATATCTTTTTCGATCTTCGGTCGCTCTGACCGTCGATTGCGACTTTTCAAGTCGCATCGAACTTCGCTCGATCATAGAGC